TAACTAGTAACTTTAACTATTTACAACCTACGGGTTTTAAGTTAGTTATAGATAGAAAAAATTATCCTAACTTAGAGTTTTTTGTACAAGACTTTACACATGCTGGTGTCATAATGAATACCGCAGACTTAGGATATAAAAAGATTGCAGCAATACCATTTATTGGTGATAAACTCACATATAATGAAATGTTGGCAAATATTATTTTAGATGAAGACATGAAGTCTTATACAGAAATGCATAACTGGATGAGACGTAACTTAGATCGAGATAACGTAACACCACTCGACAGATTTAAAAATGCAACACAAAGACCACCATCACAATCCGATATTACACTATCAATATTGAACAGTGCTAATAACGCAATTGCGCAGATTATATATAGAGATAGTATACCAGTAGCATTGACCGATATACAATTTCAAGCCACCAGCGGTGCAGAATCATTCTTAACATTTGGTGCATCATTTAGATTTACTTACTTTGATATTAAAACATTCAATGCAACAACTGGAGCAATCGAAGATTCGTTTGATGTGACTGGCACCACTGGCTAACATATATTATTGGAGACCTAATTGGAATTTACATATTATGATCAAACAGTTGACCTTTTACCTGAAAAATATTTAGAACTTTGGCGACCTAGGATTGTCGTTAGCGTATCAGGAGGATTAGACTCTGCTGCGTTATTATGGTTATTGTGCACATACTTTCCAGATATTGAAAAGCATATATTCACGGGAGATGACGCAAATCACCCGGCAGATGCTTGTTGTGCTGAAGACGTAGTTAATTACATAAAGAAACAAATACCTAACCATAATATAAAGTCTCATGATTTTGTGGTGTTCGATGATATGGATCTTGAAATATTAGAAGAAGTTAAATTACTCGTTGAACAAAATCCTGAACAATATAGAAAACAATTTCCTTACATAGAAAGAGACAAGGAAAGAAGAGAGCAAGGCCTTCCACCTCATAGATATACAGATGAAGAAATGTTTTTAGGTAAAATAGCGAAACCGTTATTGAATCGTAGAAACATGACACGTATAATGGAAAAGCATAACTGTCCAATCTACTTATCTGGTATGACAATGAATCCACCTAATGATGAAATGAAACGCTTAGGTTTTTATAATATTGCCGAAACGAAAAGAAATGAAGATTGTGTTGATCAGCGAATAAAAGTTGCAGTTCATCGAAGAGGAGGAATAGCTTATCAACCTTTTTGCAGAGTTAATAAACTATTTGTTAAAGGAGTTTTTGAGGCACACAGTATACTGGAAGAAATATTTCCTCTAACTGGCTCTTGTACTGGTGGAGCAAATGTAACTAAATTGTGGACGGAACCTTGCATGAAATGTTTTTGGTGTCAAGAAAAACATTGGGCATTTGGAAAGTATTAATGGAAGACTTAAAAGAATTAAATATGTTAATCGACTATGTTGGTCATCCAGCAATGAATGATGATTATTTAAACAAAAAAAGATTAGATACTCTTAATATGCTTATCAGAACTAACAGACATGTTGTGATTGTTAATATTGGCAGTATACATCACACTGGAAAAGATGGTTGGGATCATTTTACAAGATACGGTGAAATGTTTAAAGAGATTAAACGTATTGCGTTAAAAAGATCAAATGTAACTTGGATTGATGTTAAAGACGATGTAAGTATTCCAGAATTAAGCGAAATACTTAATAAATATAATTATACCATTACACCATCAACCGAAATAAATATAAGTGGAACAAACTTATCGGGTTGTGTTATGAGTAACAAACAAACTTCGGTTACAAACTTTGCAGAACTTGGATTTAAAGTTAACATTATTCTTCCTATGTGTGCTGAAGGAGAAAACACTGGAGTTAATGATTTAGAAAAAATGATGAAAGCAATTACTCATATGTATAGTCATTTAAAAAAGAGAAAACTAATAGATAACGTAGATTTAAAATGGCCATATCTAAAAACATAAGACAACAGATTGAAGATGATGACATATACTTTTGTCATATGCCGTGGACTATGGTTTACAGTGAAATAAATGGTGCGTGGCAAACATGCTGTCATGCTAAAAATTCTGGTATGTCTTTAAAAACTACTACACCTGAACAATGGATGCAATCTGATTTTCAAAACAAGTTACGCAATGAAATGTTGGATCCAAATTCTGATCACAAGTTAATTAACGAAATTTGCAGAAGATGCAAGGTAGAAGAAAAACAATATGGAGAATCTAGAAGATTACGAAAATTAAGAAGCATGAAAAGTAATCAAGAATATTACGACAATATAATGCAAGCAGTTGAAATGTACAAAGCTGCGGAACATTTTGATTTTCATGAAAGAATATTAGAAACTCAAGTAAAAGTTTTTGGAATGGAATGTAATTTAGATTGTCACATGTGTCCACCCGCTTATTCTACTACCAGACAAAAGACACAATTAAAAGATGGAATGTTACATGAAGAAATTTACGGTGATGCACAAAGGCATATAAGATCTACTCTAGCTACTGCACAAAATGTTAAGATTGACATGATGGAAAGTTTAAGGGAATTAGCTCCTTATACTCATTTTGTAAAAATCATTGGTGGTGAACCTTTAGTAATGAAAAAACAATTTGAGTATTTAAAGATACTGATTGACAGCGGTCATTCAAAGCACGTCACTATTAAATATCAAACCAACATGACAAAACTTGGAAACAAGAAACACAGAGTAATTGATTTTATTCCTCATTTTAAAAGATTCACATTTACCGCTTCTTTAGATAGTATGGGTGATGCTATAGAATACTGTCGTAGAAGAACAAAATGGGATGAGGTACTTCACAATATGGAAACAGTAAAACAATATGATAATGTTGTTGTCGATACAAACTCTACTATGGGTTTTCTAAGCATACTAAGATTCTATGAGTTTTTAGAATGGGCAGAAAATTATAAATATATAGATAGAGTACAGAGTGTTTATGCTTTAGAAAGACCACCGCATTTTCAAGTTAAAAATTTACCGCAAAAAATAAAAGATAATCTTATACCAAAGTATTCAAACTGGCCGCATATTCAAAAAATGTTGATGCAGACGCACGATAAGTTCGGTGAACCAAAGGAACTTAAAAACACTTTTAATTATCTATTAGCACAGGACGATTATTATAGAGGAACAAAGTACGAAAAAAATTTATTTGAAGTTTTTCCTGAACTTGAAGAATTTTATGTTAGATAAATAGATTATGGAGACATTATGATTGATTTGAAACAAGTCCACGAAATGTGGCAACAAGATTGCGCTATTAATAATATGCAGCTAGATGAAACATCTAAGCAAACACCAAAATTACATTCAAAATACTTACAGCTATGGTCAACCGCAAAGCTTGAATTACGGCGTGCAGAGTTTGATCAGAAAAAATTATTGAAAGAAAAATGGTTATACTATAATGGTAAGATGGATCAGGAAACTTTAAAAGAAAAAGGTTGGGATCCGGATCCGTTTGAAGGTTTAAAGATACTTAAAGGCGAAATGGATTACTACTATGATAGCGATCCTGAAATACAGAAGTCAGAAGAAAAAATACAATATTGGAAAACAACAATTGATACATTAACAGAGATTATAGATAATTTAAAATGGCGACACCAAACTATATCGAACATAATTAGATGGAAACAATTCGAGTCAGGAAACTAAATCATTCAATCATACATTTAGAGTGTGAAAGAAGTGTTGGAGCAGAGTTAAGAGAGTTCTTTTCTTTTTACGTTCCAGGATACAAGTTTATGCCTGCATACCGTAATAGAATGTGGGATGGAAAAATAAGATTATATAATCAAACTACTGGCCAAATACCAGCAGGTTTATTTCCTCAGGTACTTTCATTTGCAGAATTAAGAGAATATGAATTAGAAATAGAAGAAACAGAATACGGTAATCCTAATGAAGGAAATAAAATTAATCCTGAATTTATGATGAAATTTATAGATGCTTTAAAGTTACCATTTAAAATAAGAGATTATCAGTTTGATGCAGTGTGCACTGGAATACAAAGAAAAAATGCTATATTATTATCGCCGACTGGTTCTGGTAAATCACTTATAATATATGCTCTAATGCGTTATCTTATATCGTCGTTTGAACAAGACGTTCTTGTGATAGTACCGACTACGTCATTAGTTGAGCAAATGTATAATGATTTTAAAACTTATGGTTATGATGTAGAAAAATATTGTCATAGAATATATTCAGGTAAAGATAAAAATACAACTAAAAGAATCATAATAAGCACATGGCAATCAATATATAGATTTCAACCAGATTGGTTTAGTAGATTTGGAGCAGTATTTGGAGATGAGTGTCATGGATTTAAATCTAAATCACTTACTACTATAATGAATAAATGTGTAGAAGCTGAATACAGATTTGGCACAACTGGAACTTTAGATGGCGCATTAACGCATGAATTAGTATTACAAGGATTGTTTGGAAAGGTATATAGAGTTACAAGCACAAGAGAATTACAAGATAACGATACTCTTGCAAAACTTAATATAAGACGAATAGTATTAGATTATAATGACATAATAAAAAAAGATTTTGGAAAGAAAACATATCAAGAAGAAATTGAATTTATTGTAACTTACCAAAAAAGAAATACGTTTATAAAAAATTTAACATTAGATTTAAAAGGTAACACATTAGTTTTATATAATTATGTAGAAAAACATGGTAAGCCACTTTATAATATGATTAAAGATGATGTTGAAGAAAGTCGCAAGACTTTTTTTGTATCCGGAGAAACAGCTGCTACAGATCGTGAAGCGATAAGAGCTATAGTAGAAAAACAAAAAAATTCTATTACAGTTGCGTCTCTTGGTACGTTTAGCACAGGTATAAATATTAGGAATCTACATAATATAGTCTTTGCATCTCCATCCAAATCACAGATAAGAGTGTTGCAAAGTATTGGTAGAGGTCTAAGAAAAACAGATGATGGTAAAGATACTACATTATACGATATTATAGATGACATAAGTTGGAAGTCTAGAAAAAATTATGGAATATTACATGCAGATGAAAGACTTAGAATTTATGGAAGAGAAAAATTTAACCATAAAACGTACAGAGTAAATTTATGACTATAAAACAATTTAAGTTAACAAATAATGAAGAAGTGATATGCGAAGTCGTTGAATGGGACACAAACGATGAAGTTGGTGACATTTTGGTGAAGAAAGCATTACGAATAATTGGTGTAGAAGATTATCAAAAAGGTTGGAGGTTCTTTGCTTTTAGACCTTGGATGTCTTTTCATGATGATCCGGAATCTTTGCAAACAATAAACTCTTCACATATTATAGTCACAACGAATCCAACATCAAAAATATTAAAACATTATAAAGCATGTTTACATGGTATAAAAAGAGATTTAAAATTAGATAAATCAGGTAAAAAGAAAAAAGTATACGCCAATCTAGATGAAATACAAGATGTAATAAAAGATCTTACAGATGATGAGATGGATGACTTTTTAGCCAGAAAATATGGTGCAGTTGAAGAAGATAGTTTTCTTCCTGATTCCGATAATAGTAATGTAATTAAGTTCAAGCCGAAGGGTACTCTACACTAGGGTATATCCCTCCTCCGAATATACTATTCTATTTTACCACACTTTTCAGCAAATGTACACCGTTATTTTTGCTTCTTAAATGAAAAAATACTATTGTACTTTTACACAAAAATAGTGTATAATAGTACTATACAATAAAGGATTAGCTATGGCCCGTAAAAAAAGTATACATTATGTCAACAATTCTGATTTTTCTACTTCAGTAGTCGAATACGTCAAAAGAGTAGAAAAAGCTAGAAAAGAAGAAACAACGATTCCTACAGTACCAGATTATGTAGCTCAATGCTTTCTCAGAATAGCAGAAGGTTTATCACATAAAGCTAACTTCATAAGATATACTTACAGAGAAGAAATGGTAATGGACGCAGTTGAAAATTGTTTAAAAGCAATAGGGAACTATAACTTAGAAGCAGCAACAAGAACCGGTAAACCAAATGCATTCGCATACTTTACACAAATAACTTGGTATGCATTCTTAAGAAGAATAACAAAAGAAAAGAAACAACAAGAAATAAAAATAAAGTATTTAACTAAATCAGGCATTGATAGCTTCATAGATGCAGGTACAGAAGAAGTTGCTACAGCTACAGCTACACATTTTGTAGATACTTTAAGAGATAGAATTCAAAGAGTTAGAAGCACTGATGAAGAAATTAAAGAGATTGTTAAAAAAGAAAGAAAGAAACGTAAAGTGAAAATAGCAGATTCAGATTTAAGTGAGTTTATGGAATGAAGATAGCTATATTGACTGATACACATTGTGGTATCAGAAACTCTTCTGAGGTATTCTTAGACAATGCAGAAGATTTTTATAGTAACATATTTTTTCCTGAATGCGAAAAGCGTGGTATAAAACAGATATTGCACTTAGGTGATTACTATGTTCATCGGAAGTTT